ACAAGATGCTGGATGTGATGCGGCAGCGGTTCAAGACCGCGATTGCTGCATACTCCGACTCACGCGAAGACGAACTGGACGACCTCCGGTTCCTCGCAGCAAGTCCAGACAACCAATGGCAATGGCCTGCGGATGTGCTGGCGACCCGAGGGTCGATTCAGGGGCAGACGATCAATGCCCGCCCCTGTTTGACCATCAACAAACTGCCGCAGCACGTTCGTCAGGTCACCAACGACCAACGGCAGAATCGGCCCTCGGGGAAGGTTATTCCCGCTAACGACGAGGCGGATATCGAAGTTGCCGAGATATTCGACGGCATCGTCCGCCACATCGAATACATCTCGGATGCCGACGTTGCCTACGATACCGCCTGTGACAACCAAGTCACCTACGGCGAGGGCTACATCCGCATCCTGACCGACTATTGCGATGAGATGTCGTTTGACCAAGACATCCGTATCGAGCGCGTCCGCAACTCGTTCTCGGTTTACATGGATCCCAACATCCAAGACCCCTGCGGCGCGGATGCCGAGTGGTGCTTCATCACCGAAGACATCACCAAGGAAGAATACGAACGCGAGTTCCCGGACGCTTCGCCTGTTTCGACGCTTATGTCGTCGGGCGTAGGCGACCAGACGCTGTCGATGTGGATTACGCAGAACACCATCCGCATCGCTGAATACTTCCATGTCGAGCATGAACGCGCCACGCTGAATCTGTACCCCAACGGCATGACGGCGTTTGCCAACTCGCCGGAAGCCGAGCAGATGGCAATGGCAGGCGTGCCCATCATCCGCACCCGCCAGGCTGACCGCCGCCGGGTGAAGTGGTGCAAGACCAACGGGTACGAAATTCTTGAGGAGCGCGACTGGGCGGGCAAGTGGATTCCCGTCGTGCGCGTCATCGGCAACGAGTTTGAGGTTGACGGGCAGATGTACGTCTCNNACTACTGGGTCAGCCAAGAGGCTGAGATGCTGGCCCTTGCCCCGAAGGCACCGTTCATCGGCTACGGCGGGCAGTTTGAGGGCTACGAGCAGCAGTGGAAGACTGCCAACACCACCAACTGGCCCTACCTCGAGGTCAACCCGGACGTTACGGACGGTCAGGGCGGGATGCTACCCCTGCCGCAGCGTGCGGCACCTCCGATGGCGTCTCCGGGCCTGTTGCAAGCCAAGTTGGGCGCTGCCGACGACATCAAGTCTGCCACTGGGCAGTACGATTCAAGCATTGGCGCGACTTCCAACGAGCGGTCGGGCAAGGCGATTTTGGCGCGTGAACGGCAAGGCGACACAGGCACATACCACTACGTTGACAATCTTGCGAGAGCCATTCGCTATGTGACGCGCCAACTTGTTGACCTCATTCCTAAGATCTACGACACGCAGCGTATTGCGCGAATCATTGGGATTGACGGCGAAACCAAGAACGTTCGTATTGACCCCAACCAGCCCATGCCAGTCCGCAAAGTTGTGGATGAAATGGGTGTTGTGGTCGAAAAGATCTACAACCCGTCTGTCGGCAAGTACGACGTGATGGTCACGACTGGACCGTCCTACATGACCAAGCGTCAGGAAGCGATGGACGCCATGTCGCAGATTCTTCAGGGCAATCCGCAGCTTTGGGCGGTGGCTGGCGACCTGTTCGTCAAGAACATGGACTGGCCGGGCGCTCAGGAAATGGCGAAGCGGTTGCAGAAGACCATCGATCCGAAGCTGCTTGATGATGCCGATGACAACCCGGCTTTGCAGGCTGCTAACCAGCAGATCCAGGCTATGGCGCAGGAAATGGAGCAAATGCACGAAATGCTCCAGCGCGTCAGAGACAGCATGGAAATGCATGATCTGCGCATTAAGGAATATGAGGCGGAGACTCGCCGGATTGCGGCCGTCAAGGACGCCATGACCGTTGATCAAGTGCAGGACATCGTGCAAGGCACGTTGGCCGCTGCGCTGGATTCCGGCGATATTGTCATGGGTGGCGGCATGGAAATGCCCGACATGATGGAGCCACAGCCTGAAATGCAGCCGGCGATGCCGCCGGAAATGCCGCCCGAAATGCCGATGGAGGCGCCGCCAAATGTCATGTAAGGAATTCGTCGGGCTGCTTTTTGCCGCTCGCGATGTTGCACACAGTGCGCATCTCAGCACTCGATCGTATGCAAAGCACGTTGCGTTAGGTGCTTTTTACGACGGGGTTGTGGACCTTGCTGACAAGTTTGCGGAAGCTTACCAAGGCCGGCACGGCCTGATGGGCGCCGTCAAGATGCCTCCTGCAGCCAAGGCTGCCAACATCCTTGAGTACCTTGAAGGGTCGCTGAAGGAAGTCGAAAAAATGCGGTACGATGTCTGCGAGAAGACCGACTCGGCATTGCAGAACATCATCGACGAGATAGTGGGCTTGTACTTGTCCACCATCTACAAACTCAAGTTCCTCGCGTAAGGAAAAGACTATGGAACTTCTCCGTCCGTTGACTGACGCCTCCAATGCAGGTCAAAGCGTGGCCTACACCACCAGTGCTGGCACGGTTGCTGGCTGGCCGCCTGGCGCTCAGGGCGTCATGGTGTGGTGTACCTCGGATGCCTACATCGCCGTTGGCGAAGGCGTCACGGCTACGTCTACCGCTACGCCCATCCCGGCTAACACGCCAATTCCGTTCTACGTCCCGCAGCCTGGCGGTGGCGGTGGCACGGGTGCGCCGTGGCGGGTTAGCGCCATGCAGATTACGACTGCTGGCACGCTTTACGCCAAGCCCATCAACATCCGATGAGTTTCGGTATCCCACTGCGGAACGGCGTAGCGTTGGGGTTGGGGACTATCCCCTCCCTGACCTCCGGCGGCGGTCGCAATGGGCCGTTCGCTACGCTTGGCCCAACGCTTGATCTTATCTTTGCCGACCCGGCAAGCAGCGGCGTTGTCGCAAACAATTTGTCTATTGACCTGAACTTTGTGGGTGGCCAGTACTTGGTCGCCGCGCAGTACATGGTCTGGGAGTAAAGCATGGGCCTCGTCGCAAAAGCCTTTCAGGACATCATCACGTTCTCGCGTGCGTCCTCCGGCACCTACGTCAACAGCAACGGCTACATCACGAACTCGTCGGTTCTGAACTACCTGACGTACTCGAACCAGCCTGAGAATGCTGCGTGGACGAAGTCCAATTCGTTTGTGCAGCAGAACCTGCTGCTGTACTCGGAACAGTTTGACAACGCTGCGTGGACAAAGCAAAACATAACCGTTACTGCGGACTCGACCATCTCTCCGTTTGGAACACTTACAGCAGACACCATTACTGCTGCTGGCGGCTTAATTTCTCTAATTGCTCAATCCGCTGGCACAACTGTCGCATCTTCCCCTTACGCGCAATCTATTTACGCCAAGGCAGGAAGCAAGACTGTAATTCAGGCAGACTTCAACGCTGCTGGCTGGGGAACTGACGCACGAGCCAATTTTGACTTGGCAAACGGTGTGCTCGGAACCGTTGATGCTGGAATTACGGCAACCATCGAAAGCTTAGGAAATGGTTGGTATCGCTGTTCCGCATCACGCACCAAGACGCCAACCACCGGCAATCTTATTTGGTGCATGGTTGACTCGACTACTTCTGCCCGTGAAGCAGTTTGTACTGCTGGCACGCTGTATATTTTTGGCGCCCAACTCGTCCAAGGCTCCGTCCCCGGCGACTACCGCGCCACAACCTCTGCCGCGCTGCCGTGTCTCTACGCGGACTACAACGGTGCGCTGCGGGCGAGGAAGTTGTGTGAGGACAATGCTGTCGGCGTTGCTCACCGAATTTTTCAAGGGCCGTCAACTACAACCACTTCGTCTTTGAGCATTGTTGCCAAGGCGGCAGAACGTAGTTGGGTGTATCTGCGGTTCATTGACGCATCGTCCACCGTCAAGAATGGCTGGTTTAACCTTGCCACTGGCACGGTTGGAACAATCGAATCCGGCATGACCGGAACTATTGTAAGTGCAGGTAACGGCTATTACCGCTGCACGTTTACCGGCCCTGCATTGGCTGGTGTAAACACCACGCTGGTCGGTGTTGCCAATGCCGACGCAACTGCTGCATATAACGGCGACGGCTCCTCCGGCATCTACATCGCCGACGCGCAACTGAACGACGGCTCGTCCGCGCTTGCGTACTACGACACCACTGCCTCCGCGTACAACGCGCCGCGCTTTGACTACGACCCGGTGACGCTGGCAGCGAAGGGGTTGTTGGTGGAGGAGAGCAGGGCGAATCTGCTGTTGCAGAGCAATGACTTTGCTACGACTTGGACGCCTATAAGCGTAACCATTACGCAAAACTCTACGCTGTCTCCAGACGGAACTGTAAACGCTGACACTATTGCCGCAAGCGCTACGGGAGTAGGCTCGCGAGTTCAGCAGGATGTGGTTGTTTCAACAACTTCGCAGTACGTTTATTCGTGCTACGTCCGTCCCGGAACTGTAAATACTGTTTCTTTGAGTTTGTACAACAACACTACGGCTACTGCGCTTGCCACAATCAACTTCAACGTCTCTACAGGCGTTGTAGTTACTACAACTGTTGGTTCTGGAACAATTACGCCAGCAGGAAATGGTTGGTATCGCTGTTCAATTACCCATTCTGGAACTGTTACCGCTACCAATTCTGTCAGGTCTTACGTTTACCCAAACAACACCAATGCAAATACCGGCGACTCAGTAATTGTATTTGGCGCTCAGTTGGAAGCCGGAGCCTTCGCGACCTCCTACATCCCCACCGTCGCCTCGCAGGTCACCCGCGCTGCTGACGTTGCAAGCGTGAACACGCTGTCGCCGTGGTTTAACAGCGTGGCGGGGACGTTGTATGTGGAAAGCATTGCCAACGCCACAAGCCCATCAAACCAGTACCTTGCCACCATCAACGATGGCACGACCAACAATCGTGTAACGCTCTTTAAGGCAACTGGTGGAACCGCAAACAGCCGGTTTACTTCCGGTGGCGTTGCGGCTAATCCGACCGCGCCCGCGACCTCAATCGCTGGAATTACCTCTAAGGTTGCGTTGACCTACTCAACAGCGGCTAGCGGTGTAAATATCTACGTCAACGGAACCGCAGGCACGGCAGTTACGGCTGCGGCAACGCCGACCGGAATGTTGCGGCTTGCGCTTGGCATTGATGAAACGAACTCAACGTCGTTCATCAACGCGCACTTACGCCGCGTCACCTACTACCCGCGCCAAATGACTTCTGCGGAAGGCGTTGCGCTCACCACGCTGTAAGGAACGACCATGACCGACCTGTACCTCAAGTTCGCAGACGAGGCCGAGGCCGAGCCGTTCCTCTACGACTTCGTGGATGTGGACGGTGCGCTGGAGAAGCAGCCCAAGTACCTCAACACCGACGTTCTCGGCATTCTCTACAACGTGGACAACACCGACCCCGAAAACCCGGTCTACACGCCTATCGACGGCTGGCACGTCAACCTGCGGGTAGGCGACTACGACCCCGCGCTGGACGCCTTCCGCGTGAACCCCGAGCCGCTGGTGTGGAGGCGGGTGTGGGCGTGAAACTGCCAGCCATCGACAAGCAGGCGCACTTTTGGTGGGGTGCCGCCATGTCGGGATGCACATTCCCCGCCATTGGATTTGGTGGCGTCATGGTTGCAGCCCTTATCGGGCTTGCCAAGGAGTATTGGGACAGCAGGGGGCATGGCACTCCTGATGCCTATGATTTCATCGCAACGGCACTTGGTGGCGTTGTTGGTGCGTTAGTGGCCTGGGGCTGTACTCTGTTGACCAATTAAGTCACTGGGGTATACTCCAACCGTACTGGTGAGGCTCACCAGGGATTCTACGGAATCACCCATGTCTGAAAATGCTGATGTTGAAGTAGTAGCGGCAGAGTCCGCGCCGGAACAGGTCGCCACGGCAGCGCCTGAACCCGTTGAATCGACGCCGGAAGCAGAAAAGCCTGCAAAAACGTTCACTCAAGACGAGTTGGACGCCATTGTTGGCAAGCGGCTTGCGAGAGAACAGCGTAAGTGGGAAAGGGAACAGGCACTGAGGGCGTCACAGACGCTCCCTGCGGCTCCCGCAGAACTCCCGCCCGCCGATCAGTTTGAGTCCGTGGATGCCTATGCGGAAGCGCTGGCACTCAAGAAGGCTCAGGAACTGGTGGCGCAGCAGGAAGTCCAGCGGCAGCAGTTTGAGATTCAGTCCCGTTACCTTGAGCGTGTTGACGAGGCTATCGAGAAGTACGACGACTTCAAACAGGTCGTTGAAAACCCGGCGCTTCACATCACGCCCATCATGGCAGAAACCATCCGCGCAAGCGAGATTGGCCCCGACGTAGCGTACTACCTCGGTTCCAACCCCCGCGAGGCGGAGAAGATTGCCGCACTGCCGCCGTTCTTGCAGGCCAAGGAGATTGGCAAACTGGAGGTCAAACTGACAGCCAGCCCGCCGGTCAGGAAGACCACTTCTGCGCCACCGCCGATTGCGCCAGTGACCAGCCGTACCAGCAGCGCCCCGTCGTATGACACGACAGACCCGCGCAGCGTCAAGTCGATGTCCACTTCCGAGTGGATTGAGGCTGAACGGCAGCGTCAACGCATGAAATGGGAAGCGCAGCGTCGATAACCGCTACAACCTTTTCAGGAGATTACCGTGGCTAATAGCCTGCTTACTATTGATATGATCACGAGGAAGGCTCTCGAAATCTTTGAGAACAGCCTTGTGCTCACCCGCAACGTCAACCGCGCTTACGATGACTCGTTTGCCAAGGAAGGCGCCAAGATTGGTTCGACCCTCCGCATCCGTCTTCCGGATCGTGCGCTGGTGACGGACGGTGCTGCCCTTCAGGTTCAGGACGACAACGAGCAGTTCACCACGCTCACTGTGTCCAACCAGAAGCACATCGGCGTCAACTTCACGACCGCCGAACTGACCATGCAGTTGGACGACTTTGCCGAGCGTGTGCTGAAGCCGCGTGTCAGCCAGTTGGCCTCCAGCGTGGACGCTGACGTTGCCAATGCCTACAAGAGCATCTACCAGTCGGTCGGTACTCCGGGCACGACTCCGGGAACCTCGGCTGTGCTGCTCTCGGGCCACCAGAAGTTGAACGAGATGGCTGCCCCGATGTCGCCCCGCTACGCCACCGTGAACCCGGCTGCCAACGCTGGTTTGGTTGAGGGCCTGAAGGGCCTGTTCAACCCGACCGATGTCGTTAGCCGTCAGTTCAAGACCGGCATGATGGGTGAGAACGTGCTGGGCTACGACGAAATCAACATGTCGCAGTCGATTGTGACCCACACCACGGGTACTCGTTCGACCTCGGACACGATTCTCGTCAACGGCGCGGTCAGCACGCAGGGCCAGGCGACCATCAGCCTTGATGGCGGCACGGGTTCGGCTACGCTTGCCGTTGGTGACGTGTTCACCATCGCTGGCGTGTTCTCGGTCAACCCGCAGACCCGTCAGTCGACCGGCTCGCTCCAGCAGTTCACCGTTACGGCGGCTGCGACGGCGGCTGGTGGCGCGTGGACGAACGTGGCGATCTCTCCGGCGATCTACACCTCGGCTCATCCGCTGGCGACTGTTTCGGCGTTCCCGGCGGACAACGCGGCGGTCACGTTCGTGGGCGCAGGTAACACTGCCTACCCGCAGAACCTGATTTACCACAAGGACGCCATCACGTTTGCCACGGCTGACCTGCTCATCCCGCAGGGCGTGGACATGGCTTCGCGCCAGGTTCACAACGGCATCTCGCTGCGTATCGTGCGTCAGTACGATATCAACAACGACCGTATGCCGTGCCGTATCGACGTTCTGTACGGCTACAACGTCATCCGGGCGCCTGGCGCTGTCCGGCTCTGGGGCTAACTGGTAACTAGGTAAGGAGAAACTAACATGGCATTTCCCAGTTCTGGCGGCGGTTACCAGTTCACGGACGGCAACGTCGGTGAGCCGGCAATCATTATGCAGGGCGCTCCGGCGGCGGTTTCCGCTGCTGGCACCCTGACGGCGGCGCAGTTGCTCTCGGGTATCGTTGTTTGCAGCGGCACTCCGGGTACGCAGACTCTGCCCACGGTGGCGAATCTTGAGGCCGCGCTGGTCAACCCGAAGGTTGACAGCGGTTTTGAGGTGTCGTTCATCAACACTGCGGGCAGCACGCTGACGCTTGCGGTGGGTACGGGTTGGACGATCGTTGGCACGCTGACTGCTGCCACCGTTACGTCTGCCTTGTTCCGCGCCCGCAAGACGGGTGACGGCGCTTGGACGCTGTACCGTATTGCCTAAAGGCATAGGGAAGGGGGAGGGCAACCTCCCCCGACCCACTGAATGGTCATTTACCTAAGACATCCCGTACACGGCACAAAGGTCGCCATCAGCGATTGGGAGGCTGAGTACGATGAACGCGAAGGGTGGGAGCGGTTTGATCCGTCCGACCCTGCCGAGACGGTTCAGGCCGTCAACGAATTGGCCCCAAAGCGCCGAGGCCGACCCCCCAAGACTGAGGGCTAAAAATGACAACTGCCAGCGAAATCATCAATGGATCCCTCAGACTAATCGGGATGCTGGCAGAGGGTGAAACGCCTTCCGCAGGCACTGCGGATGATGCGTTGGTTGCCATGCGGCAAATGATTGAGTCTTGGAACACTGAGCGTCTCAGCGTTTTCTCGACGCAGGATCAGGTGTTTACTTGGCCTGCCAGCACCATCTCGCGCACGCTTGGCCCGACCGGTGACTTCATCGGCAACCGTCCTATCCAGTTGGACGACTCCACCTATTTCCGTGATGCCACGACCAACGTGTCCTACGGCATCAAGCAAATCAACCAGCAGCAGTACGACGGCATTGCGGTCAAGACCGTAACTTCGACGTACCCGCAGGTCATCTGGTTGAACATGACGCACCCCAACATTGAGATGTATGTGTTTCCGGTGCCTATCCGCGACCTTGAGTGGCATTTCATCTCGGTTGAGGAACTGACTCAGCCGGCCACGTTGTCCACGACGCTTGCTTTTCCGCCTGGCTATTTGAGGGCATTTCGGTACAACCTTGCTTGCGAGATGGCGCCCGAATTTGGAGTTGAGCCGTCGCCGCAAGTAAAGCGAATTGCCATGTCTGCCAAGCGCAACCTTAAGCGCATCAACAAGCCTGATGACGTAATGGCGCTTCCTTACAGCATCGTTGGAACGAGGCAGCGGTTTAACGTCTACGCCGGTAACTACTAGTGAAGACTCCCATTCTTGGTAGTGCGTATGTTGCTCGGTCGGTCAACGCCGCCGACAACCGCATGGTCAACCTTTTCCCCGAGGCTATTCCCGAGGGCGGAAAGGAGGCGGGCTTCCTGAATCGCTGCCCCGGCCTGCGTCTGGTGGCGACGGTCGGCAGCGGCCCTGTGCGTGGCCTGTGGTCGCACGCAGGGATTCTGTACGTCGTTTCCGGCACCGAGTTCTACAAGGTTACGACATCCTATGTAGCAACCAAAATTGGCGATGTTAGCGGCACTGGGCCTGTTAGCATGGCCGACAACGGTACTCAGTTGTTTATTGCTTGCAACGGTCCGTCTTACATCTACAACTACAACACGTTGGCTTTTGGGCAAATT